GAACCATTCAACGAGGGGGCCGTCGGGGGACGTAGGGCGGATGCCATCTGACCTGAGCCCGATCATGCGTGTGAACAGGCGGGCAGCGCGATCCTCGACAGGAATGCGGCCGAACACGACAAGGGCGTTCATTTCGGTGAAGGCATGGCGCAGACCAGCCCTTGCGGCGTGGAGCGCCTCACTACCTCTCCCGGAAAGCTGGAAGGCCATATGAGCCTCCAGAACGGACGAGGTGATGGGTTCGAGGAAGAAGAAGCCATGCTGTGTGACAAGCGTCGTGACGCGCGCCATATATTCCGATGCATCGCGGCCAGCGAGTTCGCTGACGAACGGAACGTCAAAAGACGTGGCTACTCGGAAAAGGGGTGGCGCAAAATGCTTCACGGCGACTGACTTGCTATGGGGAGCGTCTGTCTAACCGCGGCGGCGTGCTCTGGCCGCGCATCCGCCTTCTAGCAAATCACGGCACGTTGGACAAGAGAATGTACATCGTAACCCCGCCCACCTCGATAGGGATGCTGTGGGTTACAGTTGCGGTTGAAGCGGCTGCCGTCTGCGTGGTCTCGAACGCATCGGCACGCACCAAGGGAGCCGCAACATCGGGGCCGATCGAGACGCCGTTGACGAAGGCCCGAAATGCAAGCTGATTGCCCTCACGGGTCAAAACGCGATAATTGGCATTCGCAACGATGTCCGCAACATTTCCCGACGATCCGAACGCGCGGCCGATGACGGAAGTGCCGGCGCCCTGCCTCAACATCGTGTTCGTTACGCCGTTGTCGGCAATCCGTATTGAGACGCCATCTGAAACCTGCCCGCCGCCAGCGAGGCCGGAACCCGGGCCAGTGATGACACTTCCCTCTGTTGCCGCATTGGCTGTCAGGTTCAGGCTGTTGAAGAACCGCCACCATTCGGGACGAACGCGCAGGTCCCCGACAATAGGCGTGTTCGGCGGGTTGATGGTGTTCGTGTTGGCCATCAGCGGATATCCGCGTAATAGGATATGACGAAACGCTGCGCCTTCGACGGCAACTTGAGGCGGATTTGGAGCTGGTAGAACTGCACCCCAAGCCGCCAGATCGCGCGGGTCATATACTCTCCGACCTTGCCCATCGAACGCGCCAATTCAGGCGACCAAGTATTGCCCCCATCCCGGCTGTGCTGGAGGATGATTTGCGGGTCTGGATCATCGCTATTTCCCACGCCTGCCTGTAGCTGGGCCTCGAAAGCATAAATGGTCTGCTTCTCTCGCGTCGTCTGAATGCTCGGCATGAGAATTTCGACAGGGATTTCGTCACCGTCCTCGGTGTTCACGGCAATATCGGGGATGTAGAGCTTGCCATTGAACGCGTCTGCCATGATGATTTTCCCATAGCAATTCGACGAAAAGCCGACGCGGTAATTCAGCCGCCCAAGCGATCGGCGATCGTGCCATGCGCCAGTTGCCATGTCATAGGCGAACGTCCCGATATCGGTGTTGAGGACGTACTGCTTATGCCCGAGATAGGTATAGGTGAACGCTCGGAACCAGGTCCCCTTCGAAAGCCGATCCTCAATCGCATGGGTAGAAATCCGAACCGGTTCATAGCCGTTCAGGCGATAGACGACGAGATCGTCACCGACGAAATGAACGCTGTTGTCGATCTTGACGAGGCTGTTCCTGTCGCGAAGACCACGCTCGATAAAGGCATTGCCTTGACGCTCGAACGGGAAATCCGCAGCGCCGCTGTTGAACCAGATTTCAATCGTGTTCGCACCGTAGAACTGAAGTTCGCGGTGATCGTTGATGACCCCGATATTATCGTCGGGGTTTCCTTCGACCGTGGCGACATCAAGAGGATCGTATGTCAGCCCGTCGTTAAGCCCGGAGATGATGAACTGATCACTGTCGGCCACGATCCAGACGAAATAGCCGTCGATATAGGTGACGCCCGAAACCGGAGGCAGATTTACGATGCCGGTGTGAACGGTGCCGCTGTCGAGAACATAGCCGGTCGTGCCGGATTGAATCGCGAGCTGCGCGCCGTTATCTGCCATCTGAACGGGATCGGAGCCGGGGACCGAACCCAATGCGGTCGCAACGCCATCCTCTGCGATACGATAAAGCGTCGTGCCGTTCACGATGTAGAGTTGCTTGTCCATCACATGTTCGCCGCGGTTGGCGAGCGTGCTGATGTTCCCGAACTGCGTCAGACCGGGAATAGCCATCACGGCGAACATATCGGCCTTGTCGCCTTCCGCCATTTCGGAGAAGGCGTTGACCAACCGGGCACCCGACCAAGCACGGGACCGCCCCTGCGATGACTGTACCGCTGATGCTATCTTACGCACGGGGACCCCAGCGCGATTCCGGTTGCATGTAGATCGAGGCGGGCTCGTTGTCCCACATCAGCAGGTGATCCAGCGTCTCTTTCGCCTGCGAAAGAACAAGCGTGGCCAAGCCGGGATCGTTCACCGGATATTGCGGCATCAGCCGTTTGGCGAGATTCCACGTCACCGGCTCGATCCACTGCTGCGGCATGTCGATCGTGTTGTTCGTATCCGTCATGATGTCCATTTGGCGGACGTAGGTGAGCGCCAGAGAGAATTGCGCAGCGGCACTTATCGAGGGACACGGCCACAAATAAAGCGTGCCTTGGTTGACCTGCGGGTCGAAGTAGAAATTGACCGGAATTGACGGCGACGTGGTTTGCGTCGGCTGATCGAAATACTCCTGCTTGGAGAATTGCGTCATCGGGACCTGAATGCCATTTTGCACGCGGCGCACTGAAGTGACCCGAAGGGGCCTTGGGTCGGTCAGGGCGTAAGCCGCCTGATTACCGACAAGGGCCAGCGTGCCCTCCCTGTAGGTCCACAGGTGAGGATTGGCGCTCCATGTCTGGATCAGCCAGTTGAGCGCCCTTAGCCCGTCAGCATACATGCGAGGGGTCAGGGCTTCGCCCTCCTGCGCGACCCCGAGGCAATTAAAGGCGCCTTCAAGTATCTCGGTGGTTACAGGCTGGAATGTGGTGACGCCGGATGTCGTCATCGCGCCGAACGCTTGTTAGTCATGGCGGTTGCCTTGGCAGGTAACCGGCTTTTGACTATCGGCGCCCCTCGCCGGATGAGGCATCAGCCTTATACCATGTTCTTGCACGAATGAAAGTCAGGCGCTCACGATTTGGGCGGGAGGCGCAATGGTGTTGATTATGTGCCCTGGAGGAACGGGAACGTCGACCAGAGGGCCGCGGACCGATGCTGAAACCGGAGGGAGTCGGCATCAACTGATTCGCCGTCATGACGAGAATGGCGAGCTTGTCACCAGCGGCGCGACCGGACGATCCGAAGTTCAGGTTAAACCCGGCAGCGCCACCCGTCGCGGCGACCGTGCCGACAATGGTCGGCCCCGCATAGACGGGCGGCCCACCTCCCAAGTCTACATTGTACGAAACGCCATTAGCGAATGCGAAGCCTGTTGCCGTGTATGTGGCGAAGACACCCGAAGCGCCCAGGTCCGTACACCCTGATTGCGTGTACGACGTGCCGTTTACGAGAAGAGTCGTACCATTGAGACCTGAAAAGGTCCCCGCCGCCGTGACGACTGTGATTGTGTCCGGGGTGCTGTCAGTGACGATCCCCTTGCAAGCTAGGCCGCCGATCGTCGCGGGGACAAGCGTGCCGTGCGCGGTAGAAATCGAACCATCACTAAAGCCTGTTTCAGCCCCTAGCGTGGTCGCTCCGAGGACACTGATCGCCACGGGCTATCTCCCGCCCGTTGGAGGATTAATCTGCGTTGACGTCGAGATCACCGATCGGGAACTGCGGCGCATTTCCGATCGATGGCTGATAAGACGACGACAGCGCCCCCGACATAAGAAGATTACCGGTGCTCGACGATGCCGTTCCGATGCCAAAATAGGTCACCGCAGAACCCGGAGAGGCCGTGCAGGTGCCAAAGGTCACAGCGGCCGCGTTCGAGACGTTGTTGCCGGACACCGTGAAACCGCCCGTCGTGCGGACCACCGCTACACGCGCATAGCCTGTATAGGCGGCCTCCGAGGTGGTCTGATTCCCCGTTTCACCCGGGTCGGCCGTATGAAGGGAGATGTAGAAGCTGCCGGCAGCCCCGGACGGTTGCAAGCCGCTGGCGTCACCAATGTTGGCCCACGCGTTGTTCGTGAACAAGAGTTGCAAAAGCGAGGTTTCGGCGGCGTTGGTCAGGGACATTGGTCAAAACCTTCTTTCATAGGGTTTCGCTTGGGTTGATGCCCTCAGTGAGGAGAACCTCCCCGGTCTGGGACGTCATGATTGCTCCGCTCTCCCACGCGATATTGATCGCGACGAACGAGTTGGGAGATTCAGGGCGGGCATAGGGAAGTGACATGTCGTCCTTCACACCCCGAACAAAATCTTGCGGGTTCCGCTTGTCCACGAAACGGCGATCGACCATCTCGTTGTCCCACTGGCGTACAAGATTGCTCAGGGGGACCTTGAAGCCCGATGCAGGATCGATTGCCTGTGGGACAGGCCTTCCCGTCGGCGTGCCAAGACGGTCCCTGCCGCGGCGCATTTACGGAGTACCGGTGTTGACTGCGATGGCCTTCAACAGACTGATGACCGTCGCGCTGGGGTCAGTGCCGTTCCATGCCGCGTCAGTGGGCGAGCCAAAGACTGTGGCGAAGTCGAACGGCGTGCCGCCAGTGTCAGAGATTGCGACATGCTGAATCCACGTTGCGTGGCCATCATCCGTCGCCGGAGTGGCGCTGCGCCAGTCGTTCGGGCCCATTCGGTTAGCCATCGGGGATTTCCTGCCAGGAGTTTCGCTTGATCGCGGCCTTGAGTTTCGGATCTTGCCGCGCCTCTGCCAGCGGTATCTCCTTCACCACGCCCTGCGGACCGGTGATGACATACATGCTGTTCTGGACGCGGCCCTCGATCCTCATTTCAGCTCTTTGGGGATCGTGAGGCCGTTGGCTTCCAGAAGCTTGACGATGGCGGCGATCTTCTCGCTGTCCGTCAGTTTCTTCGCGGGCTGCTTTGCTGCTTCGGTCATGACCGTTCCTTATGCGGGAGCGTTGAGAATGCCCGCAGCGCGAAGCTTGGCGAGCAAGGCGTTGAAGTCGGCCTGCGAGGGTGCGCCGCCGATATCCACGGTGTTGGTCTGACCGAGAACTGCGCCGCGAATAGCCTGCGTAGGGGCGCCGAAATTAATCGCGGTCCCGTTGCTCTGGAAACCGTTCACCGAATTGACGGGGCCTGAAAAAGTCGTTTTCGCCATGATATTCTCCGGACGTTATTGCGGT